CCTACAGGAGAAATTACTTATATTGAGAAAGAAGAATATCTTGGAGATTTGTTGGCTGGAGAAGCGGGAGTTAATTCTACTGCTTTTACACTTCAACGTTTTCAGATTAATCCAGGAAATCATGAGTTGTATGCTTGGCTTAGTCAGGCATCTACGAATTGGACCACTTATAAAATGAAAGGAATGATAGTAACATTGAAACCTTTGGTGGCAGATTTTTCTTCTGAAATAACAATAGGATCTATGTTTGCAGCTACGAATTTTAATCCATTGATTGGAACTCCAGAGAATAAGAGGGAACTAGAAAACATGCAATATGCTGTGTCCAATAAGCCATCAAAGACTTTGGTGCATCCGATAGAATGTTCTGAGCGGTTTAATGGGGAAATGACTTTGTTGATCACTACCTATAACAACTATTTTGGAACTGATGCTAGAAACTTTGATATGGGAGCATTGTTCATTGGATCTGAGGGTTTGCCTAATTCTGCAGCAGGAATTCCGTTAGCAGAAATTTGGATTTCTTATACTGTTGAGTTAATGAAACCTCAGTTGACTGGAGCTCCAGCCTACACTCCAGCTTTTGGAATGTATACTGGACCATGTACTAATGCGGCACCATTTTGTTTGACTACTGCATCAGGGGCATATCAAGTTCCGGTGGGACAGGGAAACTCGGCTGATTTCAGTCTTATTTCATCGTTTGGTCCTGCTTCAGCAGCCATTGACACTATTCAGTTTCCATCTTATGAAGCAACTTGGATGGTTATGTTAGCTTGGTTTACTGCAGGAACTGGTACAAACGCAGTCAATGCATATACATTTGCGGGACCTATTACTGAAGTAGCTGGAACATTTAATGGTGGTTATCCAACTTTGGATATGGGACGGTGGTTCACTGATACTCGTGATGCGATGATTGTTACGTTTGTTACAGTAAGCTCATCTAACGGAGTAAATGATCCACAACCACCATGGATGATTATTTCTGATCTCGCTTTGCAAACGGGGCCAAATAATTGTACTATTTATGTTGCAAATGTTCCGTTTGTGGCTAAGGATGATGGAGCGGGTTGGGTTCCAAGTCGAAGGGCGTTGGAGCGTCCCCCACCTGTTTTGAAAGTACATAGGAAGCGTGAAAGTTCACTGGATAGGGAAACCGGAAAGGGAAA